CCATTATTATGCCACATAGCATTTTTTAATTCGTTACAATATACACCCACTTCCCCGGCAAGCCCTAATGCTGAAAAATATGGATTAGCTACAACTTCTTTTACTGCGTTATCTGCTTCATCATCATAATCAATTGGATTCCATTCTAAGGTTTTAATTACTTGGGAATCGATAAGTCGCTTCATAAATAATTGCATAAAATCAGGGTACTTTGCCAGCTTATGAGCTTCTTTTTGGTATTCTTTAATATCCATTTTTTCCTTCTTTTTATAAATCTCTTTTGTTATTTCTTTTATGCTAAAAAGTTCATTATCAAGTGAACGTGCAAGAATTGTACATCCGTTTTCTGTATTCTTTATATCTGCTTCTGCATATTTTAATTTGTCATAGCCATATGTTTTAATACCATTTCCATGATCTACAGTGTAAAATTTATATTTTTCTGTTTCTCCAGTTAGATCTTCCCATTCTTTAATTAAATCATTCCATGATCTTTTATATGGCTTTTTCATTTTTCAATTTCCTTTTGATTTTGTTTTAAAATTTCCCTCTGCCGCACCATTAATTTGTATTCAAGCAAACTGTCAAGACCATTATATAAAAGCAAATCTTGTATCGGGATTTTATTAATTTGATTCATAGTATTGGAATACTTTGATGTTAGTAAATGATGCAAGTGACTGTCATAATCAGATATCCCGAATTGCACAAAAGCCTGAAATTTTAACGATGTTATTTGCTTTCGATTGTCCAGCATGTGAGACATTAACATTGTATCCCAGTACCAGTTTTTTACCCTACATCCTATTATAGCTTTTGACCACCTATCCTCATATTTTATGTTCGCGGCTACCTTCCTAAGATTTTTTGAAATCAAAATTTCTGTAAGAATCTTTTTATGTTTTCTGTGATATGGAAAAGCAAAAGTATCTTCCCCATTCAGACAAAAAGATACGCTTGCTATATGTTGTTCTTTGCGTTCTGGCTTCAATCCGCTGGTCTCATAATCGAATGCTAACGTACCTTTTTTTGTAGACATGTCTTGCATTCTTGGCAATGCCTTACGCGGGCTTTCAATCAATTCGATTTCTTTTTTTAGCTCCTGAATATCCAGCGGATTAGGTTTTTTGTTTTCAAGACCAATTGCAGATCGTAAATGATTTTCAAATTCTTTTATCAATTGTGGATCTTCCCGCATTCTAATGATATATGACGGGTGATAAGTAGGGCACAGCCAACAATTATATTCAGTGCTTGGGATGTGCCAACCTACCCAACGAGTCAATGGCCCAACATCCTTTTTCCATGACTTGTACAATAAGCTTTGCAGCGCCGTAGAGCCAAGAATAATAATTACAGAAGGCTTTAGTCTCTCAATTGTTTTGAGCAAGTTAGGACGGCAACACGACACCATATAAGGCTCTAATTTTTTCTCCGGGTGGCATATGACCGCGTTTGTTTTCCAGCAATCATTTAAATCTACTCCAATAGATTTTAGGGATTGCCTCAATATTATTCCCGCATCCCCGATCAATTGAATTCCTTGCCTGTCCTCTTTTTCCCCCGGTGCTTCCGCGACAAATAATATTTTCCTTTTTCCGGTTCCGGTCGGTTCCATTTTAGGGGATATACAATTTTTCGATAATCCACATTTACCACATTGCGGAAGTTTATTTCCGATTCGTTGTGGAATTTTTTGAATGTCAGAATTAGTGAAAAAACCTGCCATGTTATTTCTCCAAGGACACTACAAATTCCATGTTATCCTCTTCCATTTTAATCTTACCGTCTCCGATAATAGCCTTGTTTGTTTTTGATAAAATGTCTTTCAGCAGTGAGAGATTTACCGTCATTTTAATCTCTTCACCTTCGTATTTAATTTTCTGTTTTTCTTCGTACCAGCCTGATTCCTTTTGGGTTTTAATGGTGATGGAAGATGAATCAATAACAATTTGCGCTTCCTTTTCCATGCTGTTTTCCGTCATTACAGAGGATCGGTCAATCATTTTTCCAACCTCTTCTGGCAACTGAATTGTGTTTGCATTTTTTATAGCACAAACACTTTCAAGCATTTCAGATTTAAAGTATTCACCTTCCCCACAACAAACGGCAATCATTATTTTTTTGTCTTGATTTTTCAAAAACAACCAATTTTTCACTAATTCGATATGAGTAACATGCATACTATTTACCGACAAAATTGCGGTTGCCGGGATAAGCATTTCCTTTGCGCCTGTGTCCATTTGAATACGCAAGAATCGGTATCTGTCCGTAGATTCAATAATGTTCGGAGTAACATGCACGTGTGAAATCAAATGATTCTCATTAGTGGTTGCACAAATCTTTGCAGCCATTTGTAGGTTTTTCAAAAAGTCTTTTTTTGCGATTCTCATTTTCTCTGGACGCGGTACAGTATCGATCGGCAAAAGGATTTCCTGTTGTGTGACAAGCCCCGCCCGCTTCTTTTTTCCTGATATAATCAATTGTGAATCTTTGTAAACCATAGCAATTTCTTCGTCCGGAATGCGGGACAATAATTGAACAATGTCATTTGCATTTACTGCAAATTCATTATCGAATTGAAATTCAGTTGCCGCGAACACTTCCCCGTTAAATGCTGTTATCATATTATCAGAAAACACAAAGCAATTGCTTTGCTCCAGCGTCTCTGTTTTGCTAACTCCTGATAAAATTGATTTCAACTTCCCCAAGAATTCTTGTCTGTTAATTTTCATTTTTATTTTTCCTTTTTGGAGTGTATAAAAAAATTCAAAATAGGAAGTTTCAAAGGCTGAATCGTAAATTCACGTAGTATGGATTTCTACCATTCCCATTCCGATTTTAATCGCAGGACTCGGAACACATCCTATGGAATTTGCTTACTCCCATTTCCTATTTTGAATCAATAAATAAAAGTAATACTGTATTTAATTGGATTCGAACCAATTTTATCTATAGATAGGCGTGTAATGACGCCTCGTTTTATGTGGTCAGAGTCGTGAGATTCGAACTCACTATTTACAATGCCATCATTGGCGTTCTACCTTTGAACTAGACTCTGGTATTTGCCAATTCGATTGTACTCTCTATAGACTGATTACCATGTCCCACCATGGAGTAAATACAGTATTACAAAATTTAATTACGATACTTGGATACGTTCGCCGTCAATGGTGATAGCGCCCCACTCTTCAAGGATTGCACAATCATCATGGCAATGTTTCAATGCCCCCTTAAGATATCCCTTACCACCATTTTCCACGTAAATGTTATAAGCTTTTTGTGCCAATTTCTTCATGGTATGCTTGTTTTTGCTTTTCAAAATTTCACAAATAATACTTGTGTAATCCGGTTCCTGCTTTTCAATATTTTTCTTTGCTGGCTTTACAGGCTCTTCCTCTTCAATTTCTTCTGGTAATTCTTCATCTTCTATGTCTTGTTCTTCCTCTTCCTCTTCTATGTCTTGTTCTTCCTCTTCCTCTTCCTTTACAGGCTTCTTTTTCTTTGTCTTGTTCTTCACTGGCTTTACAGGCTCTTCAATTTCATCTTCAATTTCATCGTCCCAGTCGTCGTCATCTTCCTCTGTATCCTTTTCCTCTTTCTTTGCGGGCTTCTTTTCCTTTGTAGGCTTTACAGGCTCTTCAATTTCATCTTCCTCTGTATCCTCTTCGTCTTCAATTTCTACATCAAAACCAAGGTCACTTAGCAGCTTAATTTCTGCATCATCAAGATCAAGGTCACTTAGCAGCTTAATTTCTGCATCATCAAGATCAATTTCTTCTGGCAATTTTTCCTCTGACAAATGCCGCTTTAGCTTTGCCTTTGCCCTGCTACCATTGAGTTTCTCAGAATATTCTACTTCCAATTTATCCAACAACCCCAATGCCACTTTACGTTCTGCATCTTCAATCTTCTTAACCATTTTCGACACTCCTTTTTCTTTTACAAATCTAAGTTCAGCCAACCCAAACTTTTTCCTTACAGTCTATTATAGCATTCACAAATTTCAATTTTGGCATAAAAATTATTTTTATTTTCCCTTCCTTCGAATTTTTATTTTTATCCTCTTTTTTACTTGACATTTTGGTTTTCTGAATCTGATTTTTAAAGCGATTCGTTGTGGCGTTACTTTCTTTTCCCTCCATAATTTTCCAGATTTGTCAAGAATATTTTCAATTTCTTCTTGAGAATTATTCCACCGGGTACATGATGCAATTGCCCGAATTTGAATATTTGAGCGGCCACGAATGCAAGCGTCTTTCACAAAATCATCGACATTATACATTTTTATTTTTCCTTAATTTTTATAAAACAGCACAACAAAAAGCACGCGCCAACGGAAGGCATTGCGCCACATGAAGACAACGGCTTGAAACAAATTCGTCTTCACGCAAAACAACCCAATTTAGTCGCATAAGCCCTTTTTCCTTTTCCTCTTCTTTTTGACATAATCCTAGCATACCTGTTACATGGGATAATTTTCTTTTGTCTTCTGTAAAATTTTTCATGTTCATAAATTCCGCATCATAACTATCTGTATCAGCCTGTGTAGGCACTATCACAAGGTTGTGGCGCTCTTGGGATAACCGCCTCAATGCTTTCCACCGGGTATTGATTTTATCACGTTCTGCCATGTTCCCGGTTCCCGGTTCATAATCCAAAATATCCGGATAGTCAATAATTACAATGTCCGGAATAAAATCTTTTTCTAATTCCCACATATCAAGAATCCCAGAAATACCAGCCACATTAATTGACATGTTAGGGTGGCATGAAATTTTAATATTCTGTAATTTTGGGGGCAACCCACAACTCCGTACAAATTTTTTCATTGCCTCTTTACTTGATTTTTCTGCAGCCATTTTCGAACAATTAACAGTTGCGGTCTCAATATCAATTTCGCCAGCGTCATTGCGAAAAATTCTTCTTGGTACTTCAATATTTCCGCATTGGTGTTGGAATTGTGGCCGTTTTGAGACGCGACATCCAAGTCTCCTGTATATTTGTGATTCGCTCATATCGCCAACTTCAAACAAGGCTACGGTACATCTATTCATTAATGCCCGCATCATGAATTCCACACACCAAAAAGTCTTTCCTCTTTTTTCAGGTGCGAGAATTGCAATCAATCCATCCCGTGAAAATGCATTTGAAAAAAATCTATTTGCATCCTTACTTTTGAATTTGAATA